ACGGTCGAGGCTGCTCTTCACAGTCGGCACTGTATCCCAGCACCAACGCTCGGAGTAATTCTGACCAATCTGGTTCACCGTGCTCAACAGAGCACGCAGTGGGCCTGCGGATCCTCACCTCGCGCCTCTGTAGCCGCTTGTTATAGCGGCTTTGGAAGTAACGAAGGTTATGGTCTCTACAGGTTTCTGCGTCCCAATCGTGCTCAACGATTGCCTCCGGAAGAAACCGGGAATCGGCAACCGTAACACGAGGGAGTGGACCAGCAGCTTTCTCGAGGACACCGAGCAGATATGCACGGGTCCCCCAGAAGCCCCTTGCGCCACAGGCATTTACATACGCTATGTACGCAAGGTATTGCTGCGGTGACAACTTAGCACCGATGCACTGCTTTATCCGGAAAGGTGAGACATCCCTCAACATGAAGGCGTCCATACCACAAGATTCCCGAAAGAATCTGCCGGTGCAGCACTTGTCTTCATTGAACTTCAAATGGAGTTCCTCGAAGACGGGTCGGACTAATTCATAATCGTGCTTACGCATAATTATGTCATCACCATAGACGTATACAGGAGGCAACCGATACATATCGGATCTCCTTCGAATACGTCTGAGTGTGCCAACGGCGAGCGCCCAGAAGATGCTTGCTTCAACAGGGAAGCATACACTGCTGCCCATTGGAGCAAACTTCTTCAGGCGAACGACGCGTCCATCTGGTAGCTGCGTGCTCCGACTCCGACTTGCCTGCAACTTCTTCAGCAGATGGGTCGGAAAGAGTTTAGCAACTAGCCAATTGGAGACACGGTCTGACGCCTCTGACATGTCCAACGTAACGAAATCGTTTTCGCTGGACGGATAGGAGGAGTCGAGGGCCAGATCCCGATTCACCTGCTGGTTCGCGAAATTTACGCGTCCAGCGGTCCAAGGGCCACGTTCAAGTGTTCGCACGAGAGCGCGGCTCTGTCCCTGCTGGATCCACTGTATTTCAAGTGGTTCCATACTGATGATACGGGGACCTCTGGAGTCTTTTGGTACGAGTGTGACTTTCGCCATACTCTCAGGAATTTCTTCCATAGCCTCGAGACTTTCGAAGTTCTCCAGCAGATGACCGTAGTTCAAGTAGAAGAAATCCGTTATCGGATACTCCTGCTCGAGATGCGAGTAGATGCGCTTGAAGCACATTTTCTCGTATACGGGTTCACCTGTTGCAACTGACCCCGGACCGTGTCCGGGAAGGATATCTTCGAGGTTGGTCACCTTGAAGACGTACCACAACGCCAATGCAGCACTCTCCAGTGCTTGCATAGCGGTACACGAGAGGGGTACCTCATCCCTCTCGCAAGGTAAGCTTTGGTCCGTTTCGACAAATTTGTCTAGGACGGCCTCAGCATCTTGTGTGGTATAGGATCCTTCGAGCTTGTAAAACAGGTAACAAACCTGTCTTACGGCACGAACAGCGCCGACAATCTCAGTTAGAGACGACGGCTTGTTTCGGACCAATCCGGTACTGGCGTCAAAGATCATG